AAAAATAAGGAGGCTACCGTAAAAAGTCCATCGTGGGTCTAATGTCATTCGCGTGCTTTTTTATAAAAATCGAAAATAGCGATATTACTTTTAAATCCAATGAAACCAACACAGAAATCATTATCCCTAAAATGGGGAACATCACAGATGACCATCAGCAATTTCATGCGTGATGGCTGCGACTTCACCATGTCAGATGAGGATGTTGCCAGGTGGCTACTCACTCATGCCAAGCGCAAGTCTAAGCTGATGCGTGAAGCTATTGCAAAGGTGCTACAGTCAGACGATATCAAACTGACCGAGACAGCCGAGCGACGTTCACTGGAAGATATGCGCGACTACTACAGTGCGCAACTTGACGCAGCCACTAAGTCAAGCGTTGTTGATCATGAGCGCATCAAGTTTTGGAACGATCTCTTGTTAAAAGCAGATGAGTCAATCCGCAAGAGCCAAGCGCATGAGAAGAAGCTGGGCATCGAGCAGGGCGAACTATTGCAGCGCAGCGAGGTAGAGCGCATCCTGTGCAACGTCGCATACACAGGCAATGCCTGCATTGACAAATACAGCAAGCAGATAGCGCAGAGACTCAGCAACAAGACACCGGCAGAAGTGCACAGGGTTCTCAAGCCCACGCTGGTGGCATTGACACTATTTGAGGCGATGAAGAAGGTTGCCAAATGTCCTGGCGAAATCAACTTGCCACAGTGGGTGATTGATTGCTTTTCAACCGAGGAAAAACTCTACATCAAAAAGAAATGACAGAATTGCTTGAGGATGAATGGGAAGATGCTGACCCAATAGAATGGCTAGAGGCATCAGTGCAGCTCGACTATGGCTACTTTAGGCGCGAGCATCACCCGCTCATCGTTGAGCCTCTGAGAGTGGCAGCACAGAAGCGCGGAGGCTACGTTGGCTTGATTGGCTCAGTCCAGCACATCAAGACGTTGGCGGCGCAGCTCGTCCAATTGTATGGGCTTCACAGCTCACCATGTAACGCCGCACACTATGACCTCACCTCTGAAGCGTTGCGCGAGTTCACTGATGATAAGTTCTCGCCATTGATTGACAACACAGATGCCATCACGCGGCTGATACCAGATCAGCAATATAGGCGAACCAAGTTTTACACGTCAGCACCTTACGGCTACATAAGACTACTCTCAGCCGGCATCATGGCCAACCGTAACTCGAAGACACTAGAGCGCATCACAGCAGACGAGTCATGGACATACAAAGATGACGAGGGCTGGCTTGAGCAGATCCACGACAGACAGAGTTCGTTCACATGGCAGTGGCAGATGTTCTTGCCGTCATCGGGGCAAACAGCAGGCAGCCAGCTCGATCAACTATGGAGCAAGTCAACACAGAGGACGTGGCACGTTGAGTGTGACTGCTGTGGCGAGATGATTCCATACTTATGGAAGCTTCCTGCCGTCAATGGCAAAGTGCCACCAGGAGGAATGCGCTATGCAACCAGCGAAGAGATCATGAACGAGGAAGGCATGATCGACTGGGTGAAGCTTAGAGAGTCAACCTATTATCAATGCCAGCTTTGTGGCGGGCGTATGGAGTGGAGTCCAGCAGATCAAGACCGGCGCAATCAAAGTGGCAAGTATATTGTAATGAATAAGCATGGCGACCCAGACATTGAGTTTTTTCACTACAACGCAATGGTGCATGTGCCTTGGCCCGAACTCGTCACCAAGTGGAAAGAGGCAACCATTGCGCGCAGCCGTGGCGACTTGTCCAAGCTAGAGAACTTTGTGCGTAAGCAGCTTGCTGAAGCATGGAATGAGTCAGACTACATGTCAGACGAGGTGCAAGAGAATGCACGCGGTGGGTATTTGCTTGGTGAGAAGTGGGAGACTGGTGGCGACGAACCGATTATATTCTTAACAACCGATGTTCAGAAGGATCACTACTATTGCGTGGTCAGGGCATGGGCAATCATCAACGGTAGCCTGCACTCTCGACTGCTTGAGCGAGAGAAGGTGGTCAGCGTTGGACAGATACAAGACCTCGCTGACAAGTGGCAGCTAGTGCAGAACGGCATACGCGGCTCGCGTGTATTCCTTGACGGCAACTATAACACAGGACAAGTGCAGCGCATCGCAGCAGAGAACGGCTGGATGGTCTTTCGTGGCGATAAGGCTGCTGACTTCCGACACCCAGACGGCTTGCGGCGCATCTATTCAGACATGCAATACATCGACATCGGCGAAGGAACAAGCAACCCGCGCAGCCGATACGTGGGCCAGATTAGATTCAGTAAAAATGCTGCACTCAACAGACTCTCACTTATTCGCTCAATCAAGCTCGAAGATGATTCGCATGTATGGACGTATGCTGACAACGCCGGCTCAGTCTACGAGCGCCAGATTAACGCATGGCACAAGATCAGCAAGACAGCGCCAGACGGCAGAAGATACTATGACTTTATCAACCGAGATTCAAAGGATGACCATTACTCCGATACTGAACAGCAGCAAATCGTCTGCGCAGCTATGGCTGGCTTAGTGGGCGTGGATGGCATGGATGATGATAATAGCGAAGATGCTGGTTGACATTTGTATACTCACGGATAGACTGTGAACAACAGATGAACATAAAAGATATAAAAATAGGCACAGCAAGAGAAGACGGTAAGGTTTTGGCTTTAAGGAGAAAAAACAACAAAGGTTGGTGGGTTACTCCTGAAAAGTTTGAACAAATCAAAACAGACGCTAAAAAAAGAAATAAAAAACACAGGGAAAGCAACAAGGAATACCACCTTGCCAGATGTAAAAAATGGAGAGAAGAAAACAAAGCCGAGAGTCAGAAAAAAAACAGAGAGCGATATCACAACAATAAAGAACAATATAGCGCAAAACATCAAGAGTGGCTAAAGAACAACAGAAATCACGTTAATGAATACAACAGAAAAAGAAGAAAAAACAATTTACAGCACCGAGTAAGTGAAAACCTTAGAGCAGGATTTAAACAGGCACTTGCTGCTCAGCTAAAAAGCAGCTTTACTAGCAATGCCAGCTTTAAGTTGCTAGGATGTTCTTTTGAAAAACTCAAGACCCACCTCGAAAAAAGATTTAAAGATGGAATGAGTTGGGATAATTATGGGGATTGGCACATCGATCACATTAAACCTTTATGCATGCATGACATGTCGTCAGAGAAAGAGCAAGCAGGTGCATGTCATTATACAAACCTCCAACCTTTGTGGGCATCTGAGAACACATCAAAGGGTGGTAGGTGGATAGGATAACGACGCATAATTCCGTGATTGACAAATTGCATTTTTAACGCTTTAAATAGTCACCACAATATGCGTGCATTGCTTTTTACAATCTGGGTTCAATCAGACAAATCCGTAACAGCCACACTAGCACTGCTTGAGCAGCTAACAGTAGCACAGCTTGAGACAGTCCAGCAAGGTGGTGCGCGTATGATTAATGCCAGCTTGAGTGGCAAGAGTTTCTCTTATGAACTGCCGCCAAACTGGGGCGCGTTTGACTTCTCAGAGATGATCCGGCTTGCATATAAGCGCATCGCTTTAGGCGGTGCAAGCGGTGGTCAGATGACAGATGCCGAGCTGCAAACTTACGTGCTCGATGCTAACGACGAGGTGACCGACACCATCATTGCCCGCGTTGCTTACAATAACCACAGAAGCTAGTCATGGCAGTATCACCAATTAAATCAACCTATGGCAGAGCGAGCGCAAGAAATGTGCAGCAATACCGCAGCGGCTCAAGAGAATTTTATGCAGGAGGGCGCAATGACCAGCGCAGGCTGAACACCCAGAATCTAGGCCAAGACATCTGCGACATGATGACAAACCACAGGCATCGCATGATGCTTGGCGACAGTCGTTTTATTTTTCAGAGCTTCTCTAGTGTGGCAGGCGCGGTTAAGCAGAAAGCAAACTATGTCTATGGTGGAAGCTGGAGGCTTCAATCACTCAGCACTGACACAGACTTTGCACTGGCAGTCGAAGAAGACTTTAAACAATTAGACCAGGCTTTTGACTTGCGCGGTTCCAACTTTGGGTTAAGAAAGAACATCTGGCGAGGCAGCAAGCTGCTTGACGTTGATGGCGACTTCTTTGTAATTCTCACAGAGCAACCAGAGACAGGTTTCCCCAAGCTACAATTCATAGAAGCTCACCGCGTTGGCGACTGGGGCGAGTGCCGCGAGGGATTCATTACAGACAATCCAGAATACAACGGTCGCAGGATTCAGACAGGCGTGATTGTTGATGACTACATGGCACCTGTTGCTTATCGAATCAAAGACGACAGCACAAGAAAAGGCTTCCAAGACATCCCAGCAAATAGCGTAGTTCACTTCACAGACATGGAGTGGTTCAGCCAAGGCAGAGGCACGCCAACCGTGGCGGCAGCTATCCTCGACTGGTATGACCTAAGCGAGACAAGAGACGCGCAGAAGATGAAGCAGAAAATCAACAGCATATTAACGCTGGTTGAATCTACAGAATCCGGCACGCGTGACATTGGCCTCAACGCATTAGGGATGGGCGGGGACATTGACGCTCCAGCAACTCAATATATGGACAGCGGGATGATCCGCATCATCAAGAATGGTGGCAGTCTCAAAGCACACACTGCCAACGACCCACCAGAAGGCTGGATGAAATTCACCCAGCTTGTCGAGCAGTCGGCATTCTACGCACTAGGCTGGCGACGCGAGATGCTCGACAGCTCCGCAGTTGGCGGCGCAGGTGTTCGCGGTTTCAGTGCCGACATTAACAAATCAATAGCAGCACGCCGCGAAGTATTAGAAAGCGGCTACCGGCGACTTGCTCAATACATCATTGCCAAACGTGCAAAGATGGGCACTTACAAACTACCTACCGACTGGTGGAAAGTAGCATTCACCAAGCCAGCAGAATTTACCGTTGACGAGGGCAGAATGCGGAAGGCAGACCTTGAAGATCTCCGCGCTGGCATCATTACAGCCACAGACATCACCGAGCGCAGGGGCGACCATTATGATGATGTAATCGTGCAACGCGCCAAAGAACTCGCCATGCTCAAGAAGGTGGCAGAGGAATATGGCCACGAACCTGGCGAGCTATCAATTCTCACAAAACCTGGCGACATATTGCCAGAAACGGAAAACACCAACCCAGAAGATAATGACCAATAAAATCATCAACATTGGGG